CCTAAAGATATCTATGATGTTGGTTATACCTCTACAACTGGTATCACAACGATCACTACAACGGCAGCCCACGGTCTTGCAATAGGGCAAGAAGTTCAGTTAGCAGGAATTGCATTCACATGTGATTATCTCCCTGCTGTGGGCGTTCAGAGTGCCGTATACGATAATACTACAGGTATCATGACAGTCACCACATCTGGTGCTCATGGACTTTCTGTGAGTGGTAAAGCAAGTGATGTGGTACTTACTGGATTAGCATTTACTTGTGCATTAGATGATGGGGCTGCGACTCATAGTTATCCCAGAACAACTGATCCTGCATATTGCGGAACCCCTGTAACAGGAGTTGCTAGTGCTACACAATTTACAATCAATGCAGGTGTTTCAACTGTTCCTACATTCTATGCATCAGGTGGTACAATACAACCTGCTTTGATAGCACCTAGAGATGTAAACAATTCTGATAGTGGTACTGATCCTGCTGCGAGTGGATCTACTATCTTAACTGTTGGGACTACCACTTCATTTACTATTAATAGTGGTGTTTCTACAAGAGCACATTTCTACTCAAGATGTGGAACAGTTAGCAGAAGAATGGATGTGGTAATTGATGAACCACTTGGATATACAAATATTCCTCTTGTTTATAGTTCTTCTGGAACTACAGGAATTGGAACACAAGCCACTGTCGATATTGTAGTGGGTCAAGGATCTAGTGTTACGCAGTTTGAAATAAAGAATACTGGTTATGGATACGCTGATGATCAAATTCTAACTGTTCCAAAAATGGGAACAACGGGTATACCTACTGATCCATCAAAAACTTTCGCAGAATTCCAGATTACTATACAGGATGTCTCTACTGATTCATTTGCTGGTTGGCATTTCGGACAACTCGAAGTTCTTGATAGAATTGAAAGTGAATTTAATGGAACTAAGAAAGTCTTTACTCTTAAGAAAGATGGTGCTCCAATTACCATTAGAGCAAGAGAAGGATCTAATATTGATGTTCAATCAACTATCCTTGTTTTTGTTAATGATACTCTTCAAGTACCTGGTCAGGGTTACACTCTTACAAATGGAAGTATTCTAACATTCTCAGAAGCTCCTAAAGGACGTGAAACAGATGGATCATTCAAGGGTGATACATGTAAGATTCTCTTCTATAAAGGAAGTGGTGATACTGATGTTACATTCAAGGATGTATTAGAAACTGTTAAAAAAGGAGACACTCTTCAAATTGGTGGGGACGGTGATCTTTGCACTGATTCGATAGAAGAAGGTGTAAGATTAGTAAAAGAAGTGGTAGCAAGTGATGTTGTAGATACCAATGCATACACAGGTGTTGGTATTAATGGAGATCCAAATTGTAAGAGAACAGTTACATGGTGTAAGCAGGGTGTTGATAAGATTATTAACGGACAAATAATTAGTAAGAGTCGTGAGGAGTTAGAGGCCTTAATCAATCCTACTACATTCATTATTCAGTCTGTGGGAGTAGGTTCAACTGTGATATTTGTAGAGAGTGTAAGAACATTCTTCGATCCTAGTAATGAAGATCAAACAACTGCCAAGACTCAAAAGATTTCTATAACTTCTCAAGATAATATTGTAGGAGCGGCTGCGACTGCTGTTGTATCTGCTGCTGGTACAATTTCTGCTGTAACAGTGAGTTTGGGTGGAACAGGATATACTGCTGCTCCTAATGTGATTATCGGTACTCCAGTTGGTTTAGGAACAACAACGAGAGCATCTGTTACATCAACTCTTACAGGTGATGCAGTTTCTGCTATCACAGTTACTTCTCCTGGCACAGGATATACTAATACCTCTGTACCAGAAGTTCTTATTGAAGTTCCTAATGTAACAAGAGAAATAAATGATTCATCTACTTATGAAGGTGACTTTGGAGAAATCGTAGGAGTTGGTACAACTTGTGTTGGTGTTGCATCCACAGGTATTGTATTCGATATGTACATTCCTACTAATTCTTACTTAAGAGACACTTCTATAGTAGGAACTGCTGTTACGATCAGTGGTATTCAAACTGGATATTACTTTACAGTTTCTAATAGTAATATTGGAAATGGAGTAACATCGATCTATCAAAATAGATCAGTTTTAGGAATAGGAACAACCTTCCTAGATAATGTATATGAAGTCGCTGCAGTTTCTGTTGCACAAACTTCAGTACCTGGTATTGCTAATACATATGTGGCTAGAGTAACGACTAGTGTTTCTAGTTTCAATTCTCTATCTGGAGTTGGTGTGAGTGAGTTGTTTGGAAGTTTCTCATGGGGAAGAATAACACTCGGAGGTAGACCTGGCACTTCAGTTACATCCTTTACTGCATATACGCAAAACGGATTTACTGGCATCTCTACATCAGCAGTGGTAAGTAGAGTTTCCCCTTTAAAATCGCAAGATTATTCTAGTTAACAATCTTTGATAAATAAGTAAAAAAACTATCGCAAAATGGCTGCAATTATAACTGATCAACTTCGTATATTAAATACTAAAGATTTTGTTGCCAGTGTAGCATCGACAACTAATTCATTTTATACATGGATTGGTTTGCCTAATGCTACACAGGTTGATTCTGATTGGAATACGACTCCACCTGATCCACGGGATAGTTTTAATCAAGAGAATGAATATTGGGATACTATGATAGCCTTGAAAAAGGTAGATACAACAGATATTAAGCAAGTTGTTAAAAAGAATACATGGGCATCAGGTATTACCTATGACATGTATAGAAATGATATTCAAGCAGAAAATCCTTCTAAACCTTCTAATGCAATTACATTATATGATGCAAATTATTTTGTGGTAAATGAAGATTATAAAGTTTATATTTGTCTTCAGAATGGAACCGATCCAGATAACCCCGAAGGAAAAGCATCATTAGATCAACCAACATTTACTGATTTAGAACCAAGATCAGCAGGAAGTAGTGGTGATGGATATATTTGGAAGTATTTGTATACTATTAAACCAGGTGATATTGTAAAATTTGATTCTACAGACTTTATGCCTGTTCCTGCAGATTGGGCAACTAATAGTGCTGATGCAGCAGTAAGAGATAATGCATCAACCAGTGGTCAACTTAAGATTGTTACCATTACAAATAGAGGTGTTGGATTAGGAACCGCTAATCAAACTTATACCAAAGTACCTATTAATGGTGATGGCCAAGGTGCTGAAGCAACTGTTGTAATTAATAGTTCTTCAAAAGTTGAATCAGTTACTGTTTCTAAGGGTGGATCTAATTACACTTTTGGAACACTAGATTTAGCAGAAGGTGGAGTTCCTACAGGCACGAGTCCAGCTGCATTTAATGTTATCATCCCTCCTCAAGGTGGACATGGTGCTGACATTTACAGAGAACTAGGAGCAAAAAATGCTCTTGTTTATGCTCGTATTGAAAACGATGCAGAGAACCCTGATTTCATCACTGGACAAGAATTTGCTCGTGTAGGGATTGTTCAAAATCCTGAAGCATATAATTCTACTGAAAATTTAGAATTAGATAAAGCAAGTGCTGTATATGCTTTAAGATTAACTGGTGCTGGTGCTAGTACTGCTACATTCACTGCTGATGACTTTGTTACTCAAACTATAGGAGTTGGATCAACTGCTGTAGGTAGAGTTATTTCTTATGATCAAACAACTGCTGTTCTGAAGTATTGGCAGGACAGATCTACTTCAGGTTTTAACACCGATGGTAGTGCAAATACGGATCCTACTTATGGATTCCAAATGGATAGATTTACTGCAAACATTAAATCTGGTGGATCATTCAGTATTGTTGGAGGATCTGAAACTCTAGCAATTAATACATCATTCACAGGTCTCTCTACTGTAATAAATAGTAGGACTTATTATCTTGGTCAGTCATTTACCGCAGGTGTGGCCAATCCAGAAGTTAAAAAATATTCTGGTGATATTATATAC